GCCCGTCATCTGTCTGGCAGCAGTGCTCAATTTTACCCATCCAGTTTGTGCATGATAGGGCGCTTGCTTCTCACCTTGGACAGCCTCGGCATAGCTGGCAGTGTTGCCTAAGATACCGAGAAAGCCGCGCGGCATCACTTGCACTTTTGTCGTCCACTTTTGGCCCAAATCCTCAGAGGTAAAGCGCGGCTGCCCACCTCGCGGCCCTTCACGCGGTCCCAGCCAATTGCCGCCATCGTCAAATGAGGCGCGGGTCATGTGGCCTAAGCCTCGAACGTAGACATTGAATGTTTTAGCCCTGAATCGGCTCGGCTGTTTTGGATACGGTTGCACTTTGCCCTGAATCAAGAGAAGGGATTGTTCAGTTGCCCGCTTGATGGGAGGCATAGCAATCTGTGGCGCAACCACAAGCGCGCGCTGTACTTGCTCTAGGCCCTCAACCTTGATGGTTATGACGCCTGCCATTATTTCCTCTGTTCACTTTTCTCTTTTGCCCTTCTTCGCATCGCGTGCCTTTATTGATTTTATCGCGCGTTTCAGTCGTTCATATATCTCGCGCTCACGTGCGATATTCTCTGGCGTCTTTATCCAATCGGCATTTTCATCAGTGTCGCCGATGTTTATAACTGCCTTACGTTTCATAATTACCTCAGAAATTCAGTTCAACTTGTGCATCACCAGGTATACCCAACACAACAAATTCACCTTCTGTCAAGCAGCCAAAGCCCGTTCGGGCTGACCCAATAATTGCCTCAACTGGAATGTCCATTTCAAAAATGATACCACGAACATCAGGCTGAGCAAAACTACCTCTAGCAAATTTGTCAGCTACTTCTTTACTCAATGACCAACTCTCCAGCGCATTACCTACAACAGACACTACATCGCCGAGTTTCCAGTCTGCTGCAACTTTGTCAGGCAGTCTTGTCCCTCGATAAAGCCTAATTGTATCTCCCGCCTTCAGGCCGGCATCACGTAATCTGGCTTGTGTATTGTCATACATTGCGCGGAGGATTTGACGCTGAGCCTTTGGCTCAGTTAATGGAAGAAGTCTAGGGTGAACATCCGATAGTGTATCGGCGATCCATTCTGACGCTATAGCCTGAAATTGTGATTCGGTCATTGCTCCACTTTCTAGTTCTGACCGAAACTGTCTTCTAGCTCGCTTACGCATTTTTACTTCAAATTCCTCTCGTTCCACATTCATTTCAGATATGCGGTCATTTGTAAACCCTGAAAGTTCAACTCTAAACTCCGCCGCCGTATCTCGCTGAATCGCCAATGAGCGTAAGTCATCATCATTGGAAGATTCAGCCCATTGGTGAATGAAATTATTTGTGTCATCGTATGACATATCACTATCATCAGATATTTTCTTGACAATATCATCCTTAATATCTGCTGCCTGTTGAGCACTAGCACCACGCCAATCTTTTGCCAATCCCTCATTGAACATCACTTCAGCTTTTTCAGCGCCTGCTATCCCTGCTTCACTTGGCGCAGTTCCTTGGCCATAATCACCAGCGCCAGTGGTAGTCCACCTCCCACTTTCATCACGGGGTTGTGCGGGGTCAAACTTCACTGGCGCTGACCGCCGCCCCGCTTGCCAAGCCTCATATCCCGTAAGCGCCCCTGCAAGCTCGGCGCTCGCTTGCTCTGCCGTAATTTGCTCTTCCGCCCGATCCGCCGCAATCGCCCGCGCTTGCTCAATCAGCATCCCAAAGTATGGGCCTTCGCTGATGACACGGCCTTGCATCCCTCGACAACCGCGCACTGTGCCCCAAGGAACATCATATTCGGCAATACAGACTATTTCATCTCTGCGGGTTTGCCAAGTAACTACCCAAGTACCATCGTCAAGCAATTCAACTGCGTCAAAACAGCGCCCCCGTGGGTGAAGTGGTGGCGGGAACAATGTCAACGGTAACCCTGCGGCAATCCTAGATTCATTCCTGCCGGCTGCCGTTGCACGTGTACTTTCAGTTCGACCTATGAGCAATGCCCGCTGCCTATTTGTCCCCAACACCTTCTCCAGTGCCGCCGCCAGGTCACCTTGCGTCATTCCTGGCGTCTCAATGTAATTCGCAATCTGAGCGCCTACCACGCGCTGAGTAGTCGTGCCCAGCATCTCCAGCAGATCATCGGTGTGCATTCGCGCCCAAGACGCCGCCGCCTCGTTTGCCAGCGCATTGTCAAAGCCGATCTGGAATTCATCCCATAAATCGCCTTCGGCAATCTCAACGCCAAGTTCTGCGCCCTCTTGGATAAGGGGCAGCAGCACGGCCAGCAGATGGCGCGATTCGGCAGCCCAGAAATTGGGGCCTAAGAGGTCAGGCAGAACTGGCAAGCGTCACTCCCTCCACATTCCTAATTCCCATACACCTCCACCCTATTTTACCAAACGTGGAGCTATCTGGGTCGGTATCCACAACACGGTGACAATAGACAATGGTTGCACGGTCAGTCACGTCAGCGCCAGCCATGAGAACCTGTATTTTCCCATCTTTGGCGAGGATTTGCGCCCCAGGCAAGACATCCCCTTCCTTATCATATGCTTGCAGGCCAGGTCTCCTCTTCATTATTTCCCCCTTATCAACGCCCACCACATCTTGCCCAACAAACTACGCTCCCTAATTTTCGTCACACGGTAGCAACCATCACGCCGCCTGAGTGTCAAAATCATGTCCCAGTAGAACCACTGGACGGTGAGATTGCCGTCATCATTGCCCACTATCTTTGGCGGGCGAACAGCAGAGGATTTGCCCCAACCTGGCAAGCGCAGTACCTCGTCGGCGGTCAGGCCAATTTGCATAACACTTTCAGGCTTGCTCTGCGCCATTGTCCTCCTCATTGTGTTCATGTTCTAAGCTGGCAGCCACCCTTTCACAGATTGCTATCTCTTCCTTGCGCTTGATCTCTGAGAGAATCCAGTCTGCATTTTCGTCGGTGTCGCCAACATTTACGACTTGTTTGTGCTCCATAATATTCTGCCCTAATTTGTTCCCATTACTTCAGCAACGCCGCCCAAGCTACCAAGCACCACGACCTCGCCTTCGGCGAGGCAACCAAAACCAGTGGTGGCAGACCCGATTATCATCTTAATTGGAATGTCCATTATTAGAGTTACGCCAGTTTGACCAGAGCGCGGATTCATTGCAAAGTCACTTGCAGCCGTCACGCTAACCGACCAACTTTCAAGAGGATTGCCATCTATTGAGACGATATCACCTGCTTGCCAATTCTTAGCTACTAAGTCAGGCAATTTCACGCCTCGATAAAGTGTAACAGTATCATCCCCGCTCAGACCTTGTTTATGGAGTTGTTGCTGGGTATTCTGGTACATTGCGCGGAGCAGAGTGCGTTGAGTTGAAGAATCAGCAAGAGGAGCAAATTCAGTCCCTTGCAGAGCATCTTGGATTTCATCTGGCTCAAGCCCCAGCCCCTGAAGCCGGTTGCTTTCTTTCTGTATGGCTATCTTCTGAGACCGTATCTTCCCCTGCGTAAATTCTGATACTGGCAATGCAAACTCTTTAGCGGTATCGGCCTGAAGACTCAATGACGCCATCTCCTCGTCATTGGAAGTCCTTGCCCACTGCCGAAGTGTATAACTGACTTCTTGCTCTGGCATACCTGTTCTTTCCGCCAATTCTTGACAGATTTTCATCTTGGCAGCAGCGCGCTCAGCACTAGAAGAATTTCTCCAACTGTAGGCTAATCCCTCATTGAGCATTTCTTCAACCAAATCCCGATTCTTTGCGCCTTCTACTGTTGGTTTCTTCCCTCCCGCCCCAGTAGAAGTCCATCTCCCACTCTCATCTCTCGGCTGTGCAGGGTCATATTTTAATGTCTTTCCTTGCTTCCTCACCTGTGTCAAAACGCGCTGCGCCAAGCCTTGCCAATATGCCAACATTGCGCGTTGAATCTTGCGCTCTATGCGGGCTTTCTCAGTTTCGTGAGGATCATCTGCGCCCTCCACGACCTTGAGACTCTTGCCACCAAAATCAACCTGCTCAGCTACACCACTAAAAATGTCATAGACATAAATATTATTCGTGCCACCACGTGGATCATCAACTGTTACATGGAACTGGAAATCTTGTGTAGATTGCGGTGCTAATTTGATAACTTTCCGCACGCTAGACACAGGCACATCACTGGGTGTGTACATGAATGAGCGTCTGTTAATTGGATCAGACTGAACACTAGGTCGCGGAATAGTAACCAGCAACACAATAGGATCACCACCCTGTGATTCTGCCGCTTTGTTGGCCCAATACTCAGCCCATCGCTTGTTATGTTCATTGACAACAAAGACACCGGCCTCTTGCCCTACGTCCCTGAAAGTAGAACTTTGTGCCCGCAAACCATTCTTCTCAATATCTTCCAATGCTGCTGATGTTGTGCCATGATAAAGTGTCAATTGACCCTGCTGCTTCTCCAACCACTTATCAGTTGATGCGGGCTGCCTCTTGGCTGCTACTTGACGCAATTGCCGCTCAGTCATTGCATCAAGTTCCTCAGAATCCCAGCCAAGTGAATCAAGTGCAGATTTGACTTCTGGAATATCACCATCAATTGCTATTTTGAGGGCATGCAAGGCCACACTTTCAGCATTGATACCACCGCTTGTCCACCTCCCGCCCTCATCTCTGGGCTGCTGGGGGTCAAACTTAACCGTAGCCTTCCCATTGGCTTCCTCGAAAAAAGGTAGCGTCTGCTGGTTTCACCTCCTTACCGCTACTATCTGAATACTCAAAGGCAGCCTTAACCGCCTCCTCATCGCTCGCATCGCTCAAGGCAGCCTTGATAGTCACCACCAACACAGCAGGGATAACATCACTCTCAAAGTCATACCCTGCTGGTGATTCACCGGCCCGCAGACGCCGCAGCGCAATCCCACGCCAGCGCCGCAAATCTGCGCGGATAGCCTTCTTCTCCTGTGGGCTTTCTTCCATCTCTGGCACTTGCCCCTCTTGCATTTCCTCCTCTTGAGGCTGTGCTCCCTGCTTTGGCGGCGGTAGTTGAGCAGGCGTTCGTGAAGAGACCTCCTCCTTACTCTCATCGTCGCCTTGCTGTAACGCAAGCACAAACTGAGGGTTAGTAGCCAGCGGGACGGGCAGCGGGCCAATAATGTCGGCCATCGGCCCATCATAGGGCTCTTGATCCAGGTCATCCCGCGCCTCATCAAATGTGCTCACCTTCCATTCCACATTGTGCTTTGCCATCTGTAAACGCTGATCTATGATGCGAATATCGTCAAACTTGACGATGTATTGCCCACCATATTCAGGCACAATCAATTGCGTCGTTACATCAGCGGCCATGAGTTGCAGGAGAGGCCAGATCACTGAGTCAATGAGTGCTGCCTTCGCCGCTTCAGCATTTGCGCGGTTTGCTCTGGCCGACCAATACCCTTCTGGAAAGCCAAATACGCGGTCAATCTCATCACGTGACATTCCGCGGCTGCTAAGATATTCCGCCTCTTTTGGAGTGAGTGAGAACCGCTCTATCTGCACATCACCAGCACGCGCTATAAGGTAGCGCATTTGTTTCTGTATCAATTGCTCAAGAAGCTCAGTCTTCGCTTTTTCATAAGTTGACTGCGCCAAGTCTGCTCTCAAGGAGATGAGCGTTTTCAGTGTCATCTCCTTGTCAAAAGTATCCAAGTTCCAATCGGCAGCCTTTGTATCAGTCAGCAGTGGGCGCAGATAGGCGCTGACAGGGGAAAGCCCCCGATGGTAGTCAAAGGGATTGGGGAAGCGGAAAAAGACAATTTGCTGAGGCAAAAATGTCACGCCCCGCTCACTGTTGTTGCCAGGTGTATAGCGGTAGCCTGAGATGTACTTGCGCTTGTCTGGAATTGGGCGCATGCGACTGGAGGGCAAGGGCCAAATTTGACGCAGTGACCCTGTGCGGTCAAAGATTTTGAGCCAGTAGGCTTCACCACGTAGCAGCCACCACCAGAAGGTGTATTGCTTGAGCAGCATGCCGCTCCAGTGGGGATTAGGTTGCCGCATCAGACGTTCAAATTCGTGATCAACGATTTCTGTGGTTTCTTCACCCTTGACTTCGTGAACGCCCATCTTGGCTTGACTGCTCTCAGTTGCCACCACCCGGACATCACTGAAAACCCATGAGGACGTAACAGCTAACTTTTCGTTTTGGATTTGCCTGGCATCCTCTGTGGAAGTGATGAGCTCCGCTGTACCAAGAGGAGTCTCACCAGCATAGACGGCACTAATACTGCCCCCCCGCCTGCGTGCCTTGGTGTATCCCAGTCTTTCTAGGTTGCGTTCTAAGAAGCGATCAAACCATTTTGGCATATTTGCTTCCTGCCTTTGCCCCCTCCCCCTCGGGCCAGGGACGCCTGGTTAACCATCCCTGGCCCACAAGGAGGAGAATGTCAGCAGCCCATGCTGCCTCGTCCCATCCGTGGACGGCTTGTTATCCCTGTCCCATCTGCGCCAGTTGAGTCACAGGAAGACACCAGATGCACGATTAATCTCATCGCACGACATCTTGCGACCGTCAATATACTCAGCTTCCTTTGGTGTGAGTGCGAGTATCACCGCCTCAATCTCTGCAATATTTGACGCATCCTCATAAGTGATGCCTGTGTACTTCTCCAAGTCAATCCCAGTCCCGCACCCAGAGCAAGTGTGAGACACAAAGTCACAGGTGGGGGCATAATAAACATCCTCTTCCTCTGTTCCGCACTCTGGACAAATGACTGTCAAGAAATAGCGAGCGCCCATTCTATCTTCCTAGCATTGCTTCAATTCTATTGTAGAGTTGTGGTTTCCAGCGCCCACTCTTGACAGACGCCCACCCAGGGCAAATAGTTGGATACAAGTCACGGTGTCCCCGAACTGTCGTTAGGGTGACATTCATATCTGAATGGTTAGTCGCCCATACCGCAACTCTAGCCGCCGCAACCAACTGTGCCTCTGATGGTCGGTGAATATGTAATTGCCCTGCCAGGCCAACGGATAGATTTTTGTTAGAATGCCCCTGATGGTCGTGCCAGCAGCCGTCGGTCAAAGCATTGCACAACAAAATTTCTCCTGTCTCCGAAACCCAAATTGTATATGGAATAGACGGCCTCCCGCCACCTTTATTGACATAATGTTTCGCCGTAGCATGCGGTGAATTGCTCAGCGTATGATGGAAAGTCAGCCCAGTGATCTGGTCTAGCCGCCGCTGCCACCACCCATTTTTAAGGCTACTAGGGCAATTGTCGTTTGTGGCAAGTTCACCGCTGATGTCTCGATCCCATACATTTTTTGACTCTGGTTTGGGATGCTCAATCACCACTGCCAAGGGAACAGTAACCGATACCATACCAGCCTTGATTACAACGGTGTCCCCATCCTTAACAATTATCTCACCCATAACGCGCCTCCAGTGCATATTCTGAACGTGCTTCCAATAGACCTAGCAGCGCTGCCTGCCAATAAGTGCGATTGCCATTTGTAACGGTGTGACACACGTGACAAAGTGTAATACAATTCTCTGACACTGTATTGTTTTTGTTATAATCCATGTGATGCACATCTTTTCCAAAGAGCCTACATACGGCGCAGGTATGCAAATCTCGCTCCCTGATTTGCCTCTTAAATCGCTCATTGAATTCAAGTGGATATGGCTCAAATGATATGCCACCTTTCCAATTGGCTGCGCGTTCTCCAGTACGTGACTTGGCTAAACAAGAACGTGAGCAAAAGCGGGCATTCTCTGTTTCACTTGGCAGTCGCTCAAACGTCTTACCGCACCACTCACAAGTGCAAACAACTCTTTTCTTTTCCCGCCGCCGACAAGCTAGAGAGCAAAATATTCGTGCTCTGCTTCCTTTGGCAAGGCAAGGCTTAACATCAAACAGTTGTCCACATTGCCTACAGATAAGCGTCACCCTGCCAGCCCAGTCAGGATGATTCTCACCGCGCTGATGTATTGATTTCCATTGATCCGTACACTTCCTGCTACAAAAATTACTACCTTTAACTGCGGGGCGTCCCCGCTGATAGGGGTTGCCACACTGTTTGCATGTCAGTGTTACTTTACCGCCTTGCCAATTACGGGCATTTTCTCTTCTACAATGCTCAGATTGCCATTTTCCATAGCAGGCAGCAGAACAGAAACGGGCATTTGGCCTCTGTTTCAAATAGATTTGGAATGTTTCACCACACCAAACACACATCCGCATCACCTTGCTGCCGTTTTGATGTTTAGTGTAACATGTCTTAGAACAAAACTTGGTTGTCTTTTCCTGACTTGGGTAGATATGGAAGAACTCTCCGCAAGTTTTGCATTGCTTTACAATCATATTTATATCTTACCATAGTTCTTGCAGAGATCAACTGTATCGCTCCAAGAGAGCATTCATGATACTCTGCGTCTCTGGCTCTCGGATTTGCCAGCTAGACCAGCCAGTACCAATCCCAGTCGTGAAGAGAACCATGCCCAGATAACGGTCATCATGTCCCTGATTCCACTCAACAATTAGTTCATCGGCACGCATGATGTCGGTCAGGTAGCGAGGCCAGTCACCGTTGTAACACTCAGGGTCTTTCCAGCCAGCAGTTGCCAACAGGCTTACCCAATCGCCATTGGCCTGCACTCCAAAACTTGATGAACCAATGTGAATGAGATACGGTTCATCACTGGCGCGAAAACCAGCACGCGCCGTCGCGTCCACTGGACATACTGCTGCCGTTTGCCAAGATTGCATACCCGCACGAGCCAAACTGGCCTCGCCATCACTCGACCGCCCTCCAACCGCCCCGCCTTCACCGCCATACCACCGCACATGAATGCCGTGGGATACAAAGACTTTATCCATCTCAACCCACCTGCCCGCCAAATAGGGCCATAGGTGATCTGGTTCACCATAGTCCTGGTTTGCCAGCCAGTAGGAATTGCCTTGCCAAGATGGTTTGCCATTTCGCCGAACAAAAACTAACCCGTTTGGTACAGTTACACAATATACTTCTCCAGCATACCGGTCGTTTGATATGTATTGTTTACTGGTACGTGGCGTTTTCCTCTTTTTCCCCAAGGATATGACATAATTTTCCTCTCTGCTCTCTGACAGAGTGGTGATATAACCCAACTTCAAAGCCAATTCTTGAAAATCATCGGCCAGCCTTCTTGACGATGTAAAATATGTCTCATCCTTATGTCCATCACCTAACATCATTGCCTTAAACAAAATTCTCAGTTGTCGTCTTGATAAGGACATAATTTCACGAGGTAGATATTTCTCTTTAGAATATCCAAATTGTCTCAGGTAGTGGGCCAGTTGTACGTCGTGCACTACCCAAGTACCAGATGATTTTCCATCATATTTGTAATATTTTGGTTCATAGCCAATTGCCTCTAAAGCCTTTCCAATGGAGTGAGATACAGGCCCAGGGTTTTGGCTAATGGATACATTTCCACTTTGAGAAACACTCCCCTCTGTGATCCAAAAGCCAAAAAATTCAAGCCAGGCATCCATTGGTACTTTTCGCTCAGACCTAGTGTGATAGTGCTCATACTGATTTATACGGTTACGATAATGAGGAATAGTGAAGAACTCGGCATTGACGCCTATATATTCACCAAAATCCCTCTTTACTTCAAAGTTATCTGGCAAATTTCCTGCCTCAACAAAACCAAATCCTCGTAGATGATCATTCGGGAATTTCCGCTCCTTGCAAGTGTCACGAATCCACATTCTATGGTTTGGAGTTGTAAGAGTATCCACTTTACCGAAGAGGTGTATCATTGACCCACGATAGTGGTAATGATAATAGTCTGTCGGCAATTGATATTCAACCTTTCCAGTATCCTTATTCAGAGTGGCAACTGAGGTTGATTTGTTGTTCTCTACAAAATCCTTGATATTCATCCAGCCACTTTGGGTTAAGATGTCTGTATCTGCTGAAAAACAGTGATAACCCATCATCCCGCCCGCCTCTTCACACCTGCGGGCTAAGGGCACAAGCAATTCATATTCAGATTCGTGAGGATTCCCAACCGCTGCTGTGAAAACTGCTGGTTTAACAGGCAATCCAGTTTCCGCCAAGACGTCAATGAACGCTATATCAAAATTCGCAGCGCGGGTTACAAGCGGCGCATTCAGAGACGGATACACTTCATTGAGGGATTCCACATAGAAATATGGTTCTGCCAAATCGGGAAATTCACTTGCCATCTGGTTGCATATTTCATACAGGCTATCCCTGAATTTGTCAATCCACTTTTCTGCCCCTCTGTAGGGGTCAGGATTTTCCAGCGTGTCGTGGTAATCGTTTGTAAAGTATCTGTATATGACCACAGTATGGGGAGAGACCCGCTTGATACCAGCCACATCGTGCATAGAGAAAACCTTCATCACAGATGGTTGCACATCACGTGTAAAGTCCTCCCATCCACCCGTCATCGTTTGCAGATGTAGCCCGACGCATCCCCTGGTCTCCCTCGGTAATGGCGGCGGCGGCGGTGGCGGCGGCGGTGGCGGCGGCGGCGGAGGAGGTGGGGGTGGAAGTGGTTCACCCTCAAACACCTGACATAGTTTGGCGCCTATATCTGCCGCTGTGCAGGTCAAAGGCACATACTGAATGTCTGGATAGTGCTCCGTGAAAAAGCCTTGCAGACTATCAACCCAATGATCTGGATTGATTGCCACGACGCGCCGATAATCCAAGTTAGCCACACCGGCATCGTCGGCGCTTCCTCCAATAGTGAATCTATGATCATTCCACACACCCAGCATTGGTGCAATCATCTCGCTGCCTTGATTGGGTGGTAGTAAAACATAAGTGCGCTCATACTGTACACGCGGCTGCCCACGCCACGGCTCTGGTGGCGGCTCAGGCTCCTCAATGACTTCCAGGTAGGCATTGTCGAAATAGGCATCAGAGGTCCTAAATTCCCACAGCGAATGAGCACGTAGATAGACAGTCACTTCCCCACTTGTAGGCGCAATAAACTCAACTGGCGGAACCATGTAGTATGCATTGTAGATGTGTGCTATTGGTCCCCACTGAACATCATCTGCGAATGGGTCAGATTGGATTGGACCAACACCAACACTAAACGCAAAATTGCCGATTGCATCATTGAGAGGATCACCGTTCAACGGAGGCACTTCATCTGGCGTGAGATAAACAGGCCCACACCCTACACCCGCTGAACAGTGTCCAGACACATCAAGCTCCCCAGTGTGTGCTGACCAGGCGTGTGCGCGGACTGTGAATCTGTACCGTGCCCCTGGCGTAAGCCCCCCAACTGCTTGATACAATCCAGCATGCTGACGGCCAAACATAGTAAATGCCTGGAATGCCCAATCGCCATCATAGATGCGTGCCGGGTCAAGGAATGGAGACTGACGCGGGATAACCCTCATCTCTGGACGGCGGTATCTACCCTCCTCCCACCAGGCAACCCACCCCGCTGGGACACATATCTCCCCGAATTCAACCTCAATGTGGGTATCGCGCGTCCATTCTCCGGGCTGAGTGATGCCCTCAAAACTCGGATTTTGCAGTAGTTGCTTGCTCATCAAGCCTCCATTAGACTATCGCAGGTATCTAAGACTATCACAGGTGTCTCGCGTTGTAAGCAGGCCTAAAATGCAGCCGATCACTACGCCGAATACAAAGGCCACACCACCCATATCTAATTACGCTGCTGCAACTCATCAATCCGCTGAAACGCCTCAGTCAACATTGTCTGTAATTTCAAAAGTTCCCGCTCCAATGTCTCATTGGCGACTTTCAGACTTTTATTCTCCGTTTGCAGAACCCCAATGATAGCATCCTTCTTCCGTGCTGCACACTCCAGAATGTCAATACGGTGGAGGGCCTTGTCAAGCATCGCCTGGAGTTGCTTGCCTTCCCGCTGGAGGGTAACAACTAGCCGATGCTCTTCCTCGTTCCGTTCCTCAAGTGAAATGATGCGGTCGGCATTAAACTTACCTTGTTCTCGCAGGTCTCCTATCATCTCAGCCGCAGCGCCAGCCACGAGGTCAGCCATAGAGCCTACTTCTGAGCGTGCGGTCTCAGCCTGTAACTTTGCGGCCTCTGCCTTAATGCGCTCAACTTCGGCCTTATTGCGACGCGCGGCGCTTTTGGCAGAATAGAATGCGGCTAGGCCCGACAGGCCGCCAGCTGCGCCAAATATAGCAGATATGGCAGCGACGATTAGTGCAATGTTGGAATCATTCATTTTTTATCCTGTATGCTGGCACAGGTGCATATCGGCCATCCTTGGTGTGAATTCGCTTTTGCACCCTTTCAATGCGTCCTGCCTGAATCGCTGCACTGACTGCCTTTCTTGCCCGTGAGCGAGAAAGACTCAGCAAATCAGCGATTTCATCTACGCTCAAGGCATTCTGATCAAATCCAGCATCACTGACCTGCAATGCCTTCCTGAATTCCCGTACAAGCTCCTCTCTGGAAATATCTAGGGTGCGCTCCATATTTTCCTCTTCAATGTGGGCGGACGCCAAGACATGGGCTCAAAAGTGTATTGACCATCTTGGCAAGTAAAGACCAAGCCTCCAATGGCCTCAAATTCTGTTGCACCAAGCCGCCGCGCATGTGCTGTCGTGAGCAGCCAGGGGAAGCAATAGAAAAACTGTGGCTTCAGCCTCTTATTGCCTGGCACATATTTGTGAACGTGTGCCCTGACTGCAATATCTGGTACTTTTTCACCCCGGTCTTGATATTCATCGCGGATGATAGCAGCGTGGCGGTTTGGCGCAGCGTCCAGTGTCCAAGGGCGACGTGAGAATGTCTGAGGATGATGCGCTATGTCAAAGAGCACGCCAGCGGCATTCATTTTCAGCCACCACCATGAGTGAGTGCCAGCTTGAGCATCTGGCTCAGTGTTAAGGTCTTTTGCAACCTCTTCTTCCAAATTGGCTCGACGGCCCGTATGTGCTTCTGTGCCACGAATGATAAAAATGTGGTCAGCAGCCATGACGGGCTCCAGGGCGTCCGCCGTCATCCTGATTATGTCTGATCTGTTCTTCGTGATCAGGCCCACGTTGTCATGGACATTGAGATCATTCAGGTCGCCATTAATGACAGCATAAACCTGTGCGCCAACTTTGGCTGCCCGTGCAAACACACCTTCCCAAAATTCTAGCCACGCAGACCATAGGGCACGCTGCCCCTTGCTTGGATGATATGTGCCGCCGTCATCCAGTTTTACGCGACGCGGACAAAGGCCAACGGTCCTGCCAATGTGTGTGTCTGCTACAATGGCAACGATAGCAGGGTCGGGATTGTCCACGTTCTTACTTTTTGGTAAGATACTTCGTCGCGCTGTAGACAGACTGGTTGCCGATCAGCGCGCCGACGAGCACCCTGAGCAACCCCAATGCGCCAGCCTGCGTGCATTCCACCACACCCACGACGCCATAGCAGGCCAGGCCAAAAATGGAGATTGCTACGAGGACAAGCACAACGCCCATCACGGCCTGCTTGTGTTTTGACTCCAGCTTGTCAAACCAGTTCTTGACACCTGGAATGTAGGCGAACACGAGGGATAGAACGACGCCAGCAATGACACCAAGTTCTTCAGCAGTCATGTTTGACCTCCTAGTTATTTTGGACACTCAATGCAAACACCACATTCAATATCACGATCCGCCCTAGTGTCTAGTATACCAAATTTTTGCGCTGTTGTCAATAGCTCACAATCTTCATGCGAGCTATCAGCTAGCAGGGCCTGCAAGAGCAACCCCGCCCGCAGCCACTTGATCATGGCCCAGGTGTTTGTTCTGGTTACCTTTACCTTATTTCTCTTCTTCATGCAGATCATTCCCACCCAATTGCTGTAAGCAACTCCTTCCAGCGGTGCGCGTATGTATGTTCAGCCAGTGCCCTCTTGCGCGCGCGTGCAGCAATCTGTGCGCGGTGCTCAGGCTGTTGGATATAAGTCTTAATGCACTTGCGGGCATTGAGGGGTTTCGGACGTGGAACCTGAGCATATCGAGGTTGTGTAGTGATGTAGCGACTGAGCATACCAGCTTGGTAAGCAGCGAGGGCGGCATGGCGTGCATGAAACGCGCCGCAGCATGAGATGATGACGCTATCTTTTAGTTCCTTATTCTGAAATGTAGATAACATACTATAGTGTCATCTTAACATCTGTGTGTCTTGGCACAAACCAAGCAGAGGGTAGCATAACAATCTCTACAGAGTTTCACTAGCTCTCCACTAACGCTGCACCCACACTTGGAACAGAGTTTCCCATTTGCACCAATTCCATCTCTCAAATTCTTATTCATTTCTATTATCTCCTCTTCTTGCCTTCGTTGATTCTGGTACTTTCCGCAAAAAGCTATATTACTCCAAGTGTAAAACCTGTCCATATTTCAAAACCCCATCCTTTTGATTTAGCGTGCATAACTCCCGCAGTGAGTTTTTCAAGCACTTTTGGAATATCCAATCTCCAAGCAGCTTTCACTTCCACGAGGGCGGTGTACCCGTCTTGCCAATAAACAAGAATATCGGGGCGGTATCGTCGTGTGTCACCAAACCTGTCTTTGTATACAATTATGAATGGTTCAACATTATAAGATAAAACATCATCATTATCATCCAGTAATCTAAATGCTTTGAGTTCGTAGGATGAGCGGTAGAATACTTTTCCTGCCTTTGTGCTCGTATAGTGCCCGCTTTTTCCCCTTGAGTATACATTCTCTGCTGAGCGGTTTGTTACCGCAACACTTATCTTTTGTCGTGCTTCTGCACTCATAATCCAGCCCGCACGCTTTTCTTGCGTCAAGCGGGTTTTCTCAGTGTCTAATCCCATACATCGCTGGGAGCAATATTTCCGCTTTCCTTCGTCATGCTTGAGTATCTTTACTTCTCTGCCGCATATGATACACTCAAAAGTTGTACTGTTAGTTTTGTGTCTGTGCTTGCCATAGCACTTACGACTACAGAATTTCTGTTTACCGTAATGCCTAGCTGTAAACGGCTCACCGCAATCTAGGCAAATACGAACGTTTCCCCCGCGCCAGTTAGGGTTGTTTTCTCCACTGTAATTCCGACGCTTGCTGTTTGCTTTTGTTTTGGACATCGCTTTTCCAATAGACAAATGATTACTGAGTGAATATCTCTCCCTCCTTGTTGGCAGTGGGGCCAGATTGTTCATTATAGCGTCCAGTTTCTTTATACATTCTCTCTGGACAGCTATGCAATTGTGCCAAGACTAGTTGCATCAGTGGCTTGCCAGCTTCCAATAGATTGGGCCAGGGTGCAATGTTTACAAGCTCCCATGTCCAGTCAGTTCCCCCTCTCGCATTGTCACCAAAGCCTGGATCACCGTAACCAGCATGCAGATGCTCAATGCCACGCCGCCCAGTGCTTGACTTGGAAAACAGAATAGCAATCATATCGTCTGGTATATGTGTAATTTCCATAGAGGAACACAGCACAAATTCACCTGGTCTAAGTAGATATGTGTCAAACATTTTTGGATCTGTCCAGTGCGGAAGGCCAAGCCTATATGCCAATCGCCATAATATTGGCTTCCAGTACCAGCACGGCACACAAATAGTGTTGCCTAATCGCAGATCAACCGATGCTGGATTGATGCAAGCAACATCAAACGGAGTTAATCCCCCCTTATAGGCCCACTGTCTCAATTTGTAGTCTGGTAATATGGTCATAATTCTATTTGCCTCTGCGTCATCTATAATCTACCACTCACCATCCACACCTCAAGATGCGCTGGATTGCAGCAAGCTCGGTTGCCGCAAGTGTGGCGGATTCTGTGATATGGCGGCAACGGGCCGTGGGTCTCCCACCAAACTGCGTAATGGACGGGAATCTCTACGCCGTCCTCGCCGCGTATCCGGCCATAGTTGGATAGGTTTGTTCCACCAGTCCAAGGCCAACATTCGTCGGGCCCAGTTTTCGCAATTTTAGCCCAGAGGCGTTTTGTTAGGGGGGTTTTGGGTCTAGCCATGTCATTCCTCAATTGCCATCGTTGGCAATCTCACTCGCCGCAGCCTTGATTACACTATGCAGACCAATCCAAGCAACTGCTGCCTCATTCTTGCCGCCGCCATGCTGAACACAACACGCCGGTGCATTCCCTAGTTTTGGCTCAAGGATTCGGCAACTCCAAGGGCGCTCAAATGGGGGCAGCACGCATCCCTCTTCTTCCGTCCAAAAACAACATGCACCGCCCCAAGAGGGACAATACAATCCACGTCTGTCTGTCACCACCCGTGGTCGAATGTAGTATCCGCAACTAACTGCCTGCGGGTCAGAGGAAGGTAATCCTCGTGGATCATCTTCCCACCAGTCAATAACCCAGTTTCCAGTTTTGAATGCAGTCACGAGTGCGTCTTTCAAATCATTGTCAAAACGCGCGAAGTCTTCTGGCTTGGTCGCGCCAGACATGCCCTGGCAGCACTTTCCGCCACACTCGGCGCAAATCTCAGGAGCTAGGTATTGCTCGATGTCGCTCATAGTTCCACTTCTCCCTTACCGCGCAGCAGTGCCGTCATTGTATCCTCCTTTTAAGAATGAACACAAAACGCCGCCCGTGACGAGTTGGCTTCCTAGTTGTCAGACAGTGAAGCGGATGTGTTTCTCACGGGCGGCGGTTTGCCTATAAGCGATAGCTTATAAAAACGAAATCCGCCTCTCACTATCTGACAGTCATATTTTACCACGAAATGAGAGGCTTGTCAAGCAAGTGGCGTGATTTGCCAGTGACCAGGTGTAAGATTGAGGACAAAAGACAGGAAAAAGGCCAAGGGTGTAGGATTGGGGCCTTTCTGGGGTAATATGCCATTACCACATAACGTTTTGTGGCATGCAGGAGTTCCCATACAAATACCTACAGAAACTACACCCTTCATCCATACACCACTACATATAGGGGTAGTGCATACTCCCAACCACCACATATAGTGGTTTTGCAAAAACCAAACCTACACCCAATCCTACACTAAAGCTACACCCACCCTACACCCTTTGTACTCTCTCTGTGCGCGTTACGTTGGATATGGCAATATTACATTACAAAAGGTGTAGGCAGGGTGTAGCTTTGGTGTAGCTTGGTGTAGGTTTGAACATCATGAATTGAGGCAAGCGCTTGACAAGAACCTCATTATGTGGTAAGATAGTGATGTCACAGGAAGCCGCTAGGTGGACGCTTTTATTATGGGTATAGCGGTGAAAGCCGATAAACCAAACGAGACCGGCCCCGGTTCCTGTGACAAGGATAGCCACCTGTGGGCCGGTCTCCTGCTTAAATCAGTAATGGCAATGACGGAGGCATAATGACAATTGCAATCCATGACAGCGAGGCCAGGTTGACCATTGAAACACTAGACAATGAAACTTACCGTCAATTTCTCAATGTGAAACGTTTGCCCCGCTACGATGTTACACCAGGCACTAACGGTGATTGGTGTATCACATTTCCTGCCATTTATGCAGACCGATTTGGCATAGATTACAGTGCGCAAGAGCTTGACTTGCCGCTTCCCCTGCCAGACGTGATGTTTGACTATCAAAAGGTCATCACCCGTGTATCATGGCGCAAGAAGCGATATGCTTGCTTTGCGGACGCGGGATTGGGGAAGACACTTATTTTTTTGGAGCTTGCCCGCCAACTTGCTCATCTAGGCAAGAAAACCCTCATTATCTCGCCGCTGATGATCATCAATCAGACAATAGAAGAATCAATGAAATTCTATGGTGATGGATTTCACATCGTCAATCTCTATACGCGCCAGCACTATGGCGGCATTGGGCCTAACAATATCCGCGCATTTGCCAAGGATAGCAAGTTCAAGGTAGGCATAATCAACTATGACAAATTTAGACAGCCGATTGACTTATCAGGTATTGATTGCGTGGTACTTGACGAATCTGGAATTTTGAAATCTGGAACTGGCATCATACGCACTAACCTCATTGAATGCACTAGTGGTGTAGAGTATAAATACTGCTATTCTGCTACGCCCGCACCAAACTCAAGAATTGAATATGCGCAGCACGCAGTATTCTTGGAACAAATACGGGCAGCTAACGAGATGTATGCCATGTTCTTTGTCAACAAAGAGAATAAATGGGTATTGCGGCGGCATGGCTCAGATGCTTTCTACCGCTTTCTATCTGGTTGGAGCATCTTCATCCGCCACCCATCAGCGTATGGGTTCAATGATAACTTAAAAGACTTACCACCGTGGAAGGAAATCAAGATACCTGTAGAGATGACACAGGAACAACTCAGCCTCATCGCAACTATTACAACACGCCAACAGCCCACTCTGCCTGGTCTGGCAAAGAAGCCAAATGGAATGAAGGAACGCGGTCAATATTCGCAAATCTCTAAAGGTTTCTTGTACCACAGACAAGCTGACATTACACATGTTGCTTCAAATAAGCCCACCACTATCCGCAATATCCTCGCAGATCACCCTGGCGAATATGCCATCATTTGGTGTGTCTACGATGAGGAAGGTGAGACAATTGCGCAGGAGTTGAGAGAACACACCAATCTGAAAATCGCTCACCTGACTGGCAAGACCCCACAAGAGAAAAGGCTACAGCAACTTGAGGATTTTCGGCATGGCCATCTAGAAGTGATGATAAGCAAGCCAAGACTGCTCGGCTTTGGCCTAAACTTTCAGCACGTCACGATTGAAATCTTCTCAGGACTGCGCGATAGTTTTGAGGAGTATTATCAAGCAATCAAACGCGCACATCGTTATGGACAGACTGAGACGCTAAAAGTATTCTTGCCCTATACATCTTACGAGGAAGTTATGCTCACCAATGTTCTGCGCAAACAAGAGCGGGCAGAATATGATTTTGCTATACAGGAAAGGCTCTACATCAATTCACTTTTTGATGAATTGCAAGAGTACCTTGAGGCCGACAGAAGGCCCTCACAAAAGGAGACAGTCATAATGCAAGAACCAGCAATCACAGAACATTATGAACTATATCACGTAGACAGCATATCCAGTATGCTAGACGGCCTAGCAGAGAACAGTGTAGATTTCGCTATCTTCAGTCCGCCATTCCGCAATGATATTTATGCTTACACCAATGAACTAGGCGATATGGGCAACAGCGGCGGCGTAGGCGAGGAAGGCAAGTATGAGTTTATGCTTCATTTCTCCTTCTTTCTGGCAGGATTGCGACGAGCAATGAAGCCAGGGCGTCTGGTAGCTTGCCATGTAATGCAAGCGCCTTTGCGCAAAGGACTGGATGGCGTTGTAGGCATTTCAGACTTTCGGGGTGATGTCATCCGTGCTTTCTGTGAGCAAGGCTTCTTTCAATTCGGTGAAGTGGTAATCTTGAAAAATCCCCAAGCTCAGTCAATTCGTCTCCACATCAACTCGTTGCAATTCTCTACATTGGAACGCGATCGCGCTCAGATTGTGCCATCATTCCCTGATTACTTGCTCCTGTTCAAGAAACCCGGTGATAATCCTGCACCAATAGACAATTCAGAAATCACCCGCAATGAATGGATTGAATTTGCCGATGCAGTTTGGCAAGAGGAGACATACAACCATCCAGGAAGCAACCCTGCTCTCACTATTCCACAAGAAGCTCGATTTGATGAATACATGGCAACACTGGCAGGAGTGTGGCACGACATTAAAGAAACAGACACACTCAATAGCCCATATGCACGAGGTAGAACTAAAGAATTTGAAAACGCAGACAAACATGTATGTCCGCTCCAACTCAGCCTCATCTCTCGCGCACTCAAACTATGGAGTTTACCGCAGGACACTATATTGTCACCGTTCGCTGGTATTGGCAGTGAGGGAGTGGAGACAATAAAACTTGAACGGTACTTCATTGGTATGGAGCTTAAAAGAGAGTATTTCTTGGATGCAGTCAGGAATTTAGATCAGGCAGTGCTAGAGCACAAGGCTCTTAGATTGCTATGATTATGGGGGCCAAATGTCAGACATAGACCTAAAAGCCCTCCGCGCCGAAGTTGACCGTCTCTATGCCCTCTCACTGGAGGCACAGCGCAAGGCACTAGTTGCACTGAGGCGCTACCGTGAAGCAATGGTAGAGCAATATGGAGTGCCGCACGCTGATGCTGTCATCGTCAACCCTCCATATCCACACATCAAACAAAGTTACAGTGATTGGACACCAGAGGATATACTGAGAGATGCAGATTGTGAGTGAAGGGAAGCAAAAGCTGGCGGTTCACCAGCAGAGGAATAAGTTGTCTTTACCACAGTTCACATTTGGCAGCCTCTTCGCGGGAGTGGGAGGGGGAAATTCGGAAAGTGACATTTGCCTTCATCCCTAGTTTATGCTATAATGAAGTTATCCTGTGAGAAGGAGTAAACTATGGAGCAAATGCAATGCGCATGCGGTTGTGGACAACTGAGGCCAAAATTTGACAAACGAGGGCGCACCCGTAAATTTATCCCAGGTCACCAGAACAGGGAAAAAACCCGAGAGCAAATTGAAGCTGCCAAAGCCACGCTTGAGCGTGTTCGCCCTCATACCCCTTGGAACAAAGGGTTGACCTATGTGCATCACAGTAAGAAAGTTTATGCTAACAAGGGGAGTTGGAATAAGGCTTTACGTCGTCTCTATCCTGATATTTGTATGCGTTGTGGTTGGAGTGATGCTACCTGTGACACCCATCACATTATCTCAAAAAAGGATGGCGGGGTCTATTCACTTGACAATGGAATTATATTATGTCCCAATTGCCACAGGCTTGCAAATACTGGACAGCTGAAGATTGATGAATTACGATCTATTAAAGAGAAAGCAAAGAAGATATGACATCTTACTACAATGAAATTGACCTCAAGTGCTGCAACGTTCTAAGAGCACAAATGGCTGGTGGCTTATTGCCAATAGGCTTCATTGATGAGCGGAGCATAGAGGAGGTGCAACCAAATGATGTTGAAACATACACCGAATGCCATTTCTTTGCTGGAATTGGAGGATTCCCACTCGGATTTGCCAGAGCAAACCTCGCAAACATCAATGTTTGGACAGGGGGTTTTCCGTGTCAAGACCTTTCTGTGGCTGGAAAACGTAAAGGCTTGGCTGGAAAGCGATCTGGCCTCTGGTTTGAGTTCCATCGACTTATCACGAGTGTTTATCCAGAGTGGATTGTCATTGAAAATGTCCCTGGTCTTCTCAATTCCTGTCAGGGGCGAGACTTTGCAATCATACTTGGAGGACTTACCGGAATCATACCGCAAGTTCCTACAAACGGCTGGGGAAATGCTGGGGCCGCACGTGGACCAATCTACTCAGTGGCATGGCGCATTCTCGATGCGCAATTTTATGGAGTGGCCCAACGCCGCCGTCGTGTGTTCATTGTCGGATGTCTTAGAAACAAAACACGTGCCGCGGAAATACTTTTTGAGCCCGAAAGCCTGTGCTGGGATTCTGCGCCGAGCAGAGAGACGGGGGCGGAAGTTGCCAACACAATTACATCAAGCGCTGCTAGCGGTCACAAGGGACAAGATGACCACAAACGAGGACACTTGATAGTACAGCATGCGCTATCAGGCCACAACCAACGCAATGATCCTGACGGTGAGCATTTTGTAGTGATGAAAAATCACGGGGGTAACAAACGCAGAGACCGGCCACACGGCGGGTTCTATGTGCGGGAAATGCCAACGACAAAGCCGCTTGACACAAGTGGACTTAACCCAGGCTGTGCGCAGGGGGGCGTAATTGCTTTTAAGTGGCAACAAGGAGCAAGGGCTGGCAGTTTAGGAATCAGCAAAGAAGTAGCGCCAGCTTGTGGAACAACGCAAGTGTCTGCCGTAGTATTTGACTGGCAATCTGGGGGCGATGTTCGGCTGAATATTTCTGGTGAACATATGAGTGCATTACAAGCAAGTCAGACACCAGCAGTGCAAGACAGATATGGTATCCGGAGATTGACCGTCACAGAGTGTGAACGCCTTCAGGGATTTCCTGATGGGCACACGGCGGTCAACGGAATGAAAGACACGCCGCGTTATCGGATGCTGGGCAATGCAGTTTGTGTACCAGTCGCCAAGTGGATTGGTGAGAGAATTGTTGCTGTAGCACAACAGTCAACAGCAGGAAAAAAGGAGAACAACAATGTCTGAATTAGCACGCACGGTGAAAGACCTAGATATAGGTGATTGCATCATCTGTCCTGGCTGCGGTTGGATTGGCGGGATTGCCCAATTACAACGAGGCGCTTGCCCCGTGTGTGAGTATGAGAATGGCATGCCGCCAAACCGCCTGCTCACGCTCAGTGAGATGCGGGAAAGTGACATGGAATACAATGACGTGGAATACAATAATGTTAGGCTGGATTTGTTCTTAGAAGCATACATTAAATTACTGCAATGAAAAAGGCAACATGAATCTATCTGTACACATTGAGTGCGGTGACTGCTTGGAAGTCTTGACTACATTACCAAGTGCCAGCGTGGATGCCGTAATCACTGATCCGCCTTATCCGATGACAAAGCGGGACTATGGGATGTTGACGGTGGAGGAATGGTGGACACTCATAGTTGAGGGAGTAGTGCCAGAGGTGAGACGGATTCTGAAACCGACTGGTAGCGCCGTGTTTATCTTGCAACCGAATAGCGAGCATGTGGGCCAGATGCGCGGGTGGCTATGGGAATTCATGGCGTGGGTGTGTAGAGAGTGGAATATGGTACAGGATGTGTGGTGGTGGAATTTTACGGCTGTGCCAACTGGAGTATGCGTTCCTCGTAGCCGTGGTCTTCTGCGGGCCTCAGTTAAGGCATGCGTGTGGTGTGGAGCACCAAAATGTTTTAGAAATCAAGAAAATGTTTTGTGGTCTGAAAGCCAAGAAACCGCAAAGGAACGAGCTAGGAAAAGGATTAACAAGAGAAATGAACGCCCCAGTGGACAAGGAATGAACCCAGCTCAATGTGTGCAAATTTGTGCCGAAAGGGGAGGTGTCACTCCCTATAATTTACTACCTTTTGCAAATGCAAACAGTACCACCAGCGCAGGTGCACATGGCCACGGCGCAGGTACTCCCATCAGACTCGCAGACTGGTGGACGCGCTACATGGTCTCACCTGGTGGTACAGTACTCGATCCTTTCTTTGGCTCTGGTACAATGGGCATAGCGGCTTTGCAGAATGGTTGTAACATCATAGGTATAGACAAAGAAAAGAGATATTGTGAGATGGCGAGAGAAAGATTGTCAAAATGTCAGCTAGGATTGGGAATATAACAGCGGGTTGCTCAGGCAAACCCAAACGGAAACAGCGACGCCTCCCCGCCTACAGCAGCCCAAAT